GGCAGACATCGAAGGTAGCGGTTTGGTCGATCATATAAGGGTGATTTGATATATGATGCTTAGTGATGACCTCGCGATTCGCGACTCCATCATAACGCAACATAACTGCCTAACCCTCTCCCGAAACGGAGATTCATTTCGGCTATAATATCGTTATCGGAATACCGATAACGAATGATAGTAAAAAGGGACTCGTTGGAGTCCCTTTCGCTATCGGTACATGTGATTGTATAGCCAATACTGTCCATCCCAAAGGAACATTGCGGCGTCACCCAAACCTTCTCCAACACTTGTTTCCAATG